TTCTACCTTTGCATCAATTGCTGCATGGTTAGCAAAAGAGGTGTCGTAAAAGTTTGCAAGTTCATACATGTTATATGGTGGTGTGATTACGTCAAATAGACCGTATCCATTTCTGTATACGGTTCCAGGATTTAAAGCCTTTGATCCAGCATCTACTCCAGATGGAACTGCATTTGCAGAGTCTAGGTATGCTTCAGTTGGTGTTATGGCTTTGCTTACTTGTCTTGCTACACGACGACGAAAGTTTTGACCTAGACCAGAGTATTTTTGTAACTCTTCCCAGTTTTTATTAAATGGGTCACTTGAATTAAACTTATTTTCTTCTTGCTCTTGAGTATTTAAACTTGCTCTAACATACTGGAAGTTATCATCATCATCAGTCACTTTCGTACGCATCCCTTCCGTGTGTGTTTAATGTTTTTTGTGCATCGGCAATTGCACCTAGGTCATTAACATTTGGAATTAAACCTTGTCTCATTCTATCTTTTTGTTCTGAATATTCTTCTTCAGATACTCTTGTTAGTCCAGGAACAAAATGTGCTGTACCTTCTCCATCATCACCATTAAATACTGCAGCCCTTTTAAGTTCTGCAATCTTTGAAATGTCACCTTTTTGAGCGGGGATGTTTAATACAGAACCAGTTCCGTCAGTAAACCACTTTCCGTTTGACTTCTTATATACGTATAGACCCCAGTCATAATGCTTATCAATGACCTTACGTCGTACATTTTCAACAATTGGTTTGCCAGTTTTTGGGCTAAATAAAGAATCCATAACCACAAGTATACCAGATTACACTGGCGAGCCTACAGATATTGACCATGTGGTGTCATTATATATTTTCATCTTATCTGCATCAAAAATCATACCTGATTCATCATCGATGATAATCTTATTAGTACCCATATAGTTATTGTATACGTCCTGTGAGTTTACTCCGTATAGAGGAGAAGATGATATAGACATTACTCCATCCCAGGTATAGTTGTTTAGCCAGTATGACCATCCATAGTCAATAGCGCCGTCTTGCCTTACCTGATTCCAAGACCTACTTACCTTTGACTGTAACTGCTGTAGATTATTGGCCTGATAGTATGAAATATTGTTGAATATTGCTGGACCCTTCAAATTTACAGAACCTAGGAATAGGTCAAAGTTTAAGGCTGTTGTAAAGTTAATTCCTAGAATAGACCATTCTTTAACCGTCAAGACTGGCTCACGAACAGGCTTTCCATTTATAAAATATTTAATCTCATCAAAATTTGAGTTATCTTTCTTATTTTTTGCATAAACAACTCCTCTTTTTCCAAAACTATCATTTGCAACAACATAAAAAACTATTGTATTATTTTTATGTTCAACTTCAAACAGTGCTATTGGTGTTAGTGGAAAGGCTCTTTGCTCATACTTAATCCATGACTGAAATGCACTTACTCTGTAATTTTCTGCAACAGACTGATTTACTGGCATGGAAATACCACGATCTTCATTTAAGTCAAAGTCTCCACGAACTTGAATTCCAGATGTTCGGTTTGTGTATAAATATGGAGTGCTTGCCTTATAAATACTAAATGGATTTTTTGCTTTATAGTCATAATATAAGCCAGACCTCTTGTATGGGAAAAGGTTAGATCCAAACTTTGTTCCAATTGGATTAAATGAATTATCATTAAGAGCCTGGGAAGCAATTTCTAATTTCTTTAAAACTACTGGTTTTTTAATTATTCCACGAACAACAAAGTCAACACTGTAAACAACTGCAAGTTCATTAAAGTCTATATCTTTTCTTGGATAGACTAATGTATTATCAATAATCTCAAACTTTGTTTTTTGCCAAGATGGATAGTGAGATACATCAACTACAGAGTTTTCTTGTGGAGAGACGGCTTCTGTAAAATAACTTGATGGAGCGTTTGCTCCTTCATCCACATATTGAAAAGTTATATAACTTCTAATTGATGCATTCTCAGTATTATATTCATAGTATGTTAAAGAATTTTCTACCATATTAGAATAGTTGTACCATCCAGTAAACAATACATTTTGCAGTTGGGTATATGTTCTTCTTACTGGAGTATCGTAGTTATTCATTAGATCCTGATAAGTTAGTTCTTGTCCCTTTGTTGATTCCAACAATGTATCTGGTGATGGATAGCCTAAGTTAAACTGCAAAAAGTCAAGATCATAAAAAGAATTTCCAGAATCACTTTGAACATATTGTCCAAAATATGATAGCGGTAGGTAGTCTTCCCAATGTCCAGAAATACCAATATCTAAAAATAGTTGATTATATGAAAATGTTGGTAGTAGTGTATAACTTGCCATGTAATCTAAAAGAGTTATTGCACTTGGCTTTGTTGTTCCACCGTCATAGACAGAAGACCAAAACGTAGTATTGTATAATCCTCCATCAACTAAATCTGCCTCTTCATTATAAAGTCCTCCATTTACAATGTTAGACAATGTTGGATCATTATCATTAACTAGAAGTCCATAAGAATTAAAAAGATTAGATATTCCATTTAGGTTTGATTTTGTTGAAAATCCAACGGAATAGATATATCCATCAAAGGTGCTATCACCTTGATCGTCTCCACCAACATAAAGGCTTAAGGAGTTCTGATTACCAAAAAATGTTGAAATATTTCCACCAACTGAATTAATAAGAGACTCAATGTCAAACCCTGCAGCAAATGGTTCGTCTAGACTAATGCTTTGTGTTCGGTAAACTTCTTGTTCAGTTCCCCCATAATTTAAAGAATAGACAACCTCAAGACCATCAACTTTAACAATAAAGTAGTTTCCAGTGCTTGGGCTATAAACTTTAAACAATATCTTTTCTTCTTGGGCAGTTCCGCTTCCTTGATACCCTACTTCAAAAACTCCATAAAGAGATGCAACCTGGTCATTTAAAACATTAAAGTTTGTAAAGTATAGGTATGCTCCTTGGTTATCCCAAGTTGAATCAGGATTAAGAGATATAAATCTGGCATTAGTTCCTATGTTTCCGCTAGTAAGATTATCAAACAAAGAGTTTGAATCATCGTATAGGTCCTGTAATGTTTTTGTTCCAGTGAAGATTGTTGGAAGTGTGTAGTCTGGTGTCTTTAAATATTTTTCTGTAGTAGATAGGTTATCAAAACTTCCTTGTTGCCATTGTGCAAAACTTGGATAATTATAGTTTGATGTATAGTCTGCAAACGTATAGTCAATTACAGCAGACGTTCCTCCATATGCAGAATCAATTGCCTCTGATGACCCAACTCCCTGACCATAAACCCATCTTCTTTTTGCAACTACGTCTGGAACACGGTAAGAGTAAATAGCAAAACAATCAATCTCAACAGGTGTAACATCTTCATAAGAATAGAAGCCAACCCAGTCTTCGTCAATTCCATCTGCAAGGTTTATAGATGCAGTATCAAATTCTAAAGAAATAACCTGCTCTCCGTTTATCATAACGGTTGCATTATTATTAACTACCGTAATGTGTATTAGCATTGGCCTAAACCATTCAGATACAAAATGAGAACTAAAGTTATCGCCAATTAATAGAGTTAAAAATCCATCTTCTACATATAATCCATCACTGCTTCCAATTGGTCCAAAAATCTTTTTAGATGTGATAGATTCTGAGTTTATCCTTGCCCAAAATTCAACAGTATAATTATTGTATCTTCCTACTTCGTGTAAAAATCCTTTTCCAGGAAAAATAACTGATGGCCTTCCACCGTTTGGCTCAAGTTTTGTAATTCCAGATGCACCAAAAACTAATGGAATTCCTGTATTCTTTGCAACAAGTGAATTGTTATTTACAAGATAATATCCAGTATCTGATGATATTCCATAGGCTGCTGCAGGAACAACTTTGTTATTAGTTGTTATATTAATATTTGCTGGGAAAGTCTGTGAAGTAATCCCCAAAGATTCAACATTAAATTCTTCAGACCACTGACCAAGAGTTATTCCATTAAAGTAAAACTCATAATCTGCTGAAGTAGATCCTCCATCAATTGTAACAATTTTTATAACTAGTCTTAATGTTGTAGTCTCATCTGGTATCTCAAAGGTCTCTGATATAAAACCCCACTGTTGAAATAAGGATGTTTCAAAAGTTTTTAGATTTTGAATTATTTGAGAAGTAGTTGTATCTGTATATTCATATCCGATAGAGACTGACTCAACATATGGACTATTTGAATAAAAATGTGTTCCAACACAAAAGGTTTTAAGGCTTAAGTTTAGATCTTTAAAATTTACAATATCTGGACTTATTAGTATTGCTTCATTTGTTTGACCAGTTGGGACGGTACAACTAACCTTTGTATTATAACTATCTGGAAATGGTTCACCAGTTAATGCAGTACCCGCAGAAAGTGTACATCCAGTCTTATTCCAGAGTGTAAGTATATTTCTTTGAGCCTCTGAAATAAGGCTAACATAGTCAAGTTTATCGTCTAGTGCCCAGAGAACTAGTGGGTGTTCACTAAAAATCTTTTCTGCATATAAGTTTGATGGGCTGGACATTGTTCTCCTATACCCTTATTATAGCAGGATAGAGCCTAGTATAATTTAATCTCACAAGCATCAGTTGAGCAATACTTTTCAGACTCAGCATCTAAGTTATCTTTACCATCATAAATTGCAGACCAATCAATCTTTCCAATTGTTCCAACATAGGAGTTATATTCTTCTCTTGAAATCTC